GTTCGATATGTTCTTCCACCCGATCCGCCGCGTGTCTGATATGGACACATACGGCCCGCCGATATACGTACCGCACGGATTCTGTCTACAGGGTTCGTCGATGACCGACGTGGACGTTGTACAGGCCAACTACGGGCACTTCGGGCCCAGCACTCCGACGCTGAGCGGGTATGCGGTGAGCAATACCGGCGACACGCTGTTTGAGGGGGTAGTGTATATACGCAACCCGAACGGGTTAATAATAGGCACTACGCCATTTTTCTGGATCACTAAAAACCTGGTCAACGACAGCGACATGGATATATGCGGCGTAGACGGCGGGACTGTAACCCTGAAGAATCTATCCGGGACAGCCGATATCAACCTGTACACCATGGGAAATATCCGGGCCGGGAATTTATTCGGCGATCTGTCCGGGGCGACCGGGGCGGTGGATTCCCTGGCGCGGGCTTCTACGGGGCAGATAGAAGCATGGTTAGCACAGGAGTGCCTAAACAATATACTGGCTCATCAGAACATAGCCTATAGCACGTTCACTTTAACGCAGGTATTATCGGCCGTGAGCATGTCTACAGGCACACAGGCCGCATCCATAGCCGATCTACAGGCCAGCAGCTCTACGCATGGCGCCGCCATAGCCGCGCAAGAGGCCGCCGTGTACAACCTCCAGCATTCATCGTTTTCATTGTTTAACTGCTACGCGGTTTTTGGCGCGACAACCACGGCAGGTACCCACGCCGTGCCCTTCGCCGGCCCTTGGCCTACGCCCGTGACCGTGAGCACCATGACCGTGCAGGTCGATGGCGGGACTAGCCTGGTATGCATGATAGAGATGCGCCCGAGCTCGGCCATAACCTCCGACGGGACAGATATGTGGAGCGGAAACGTTACCGCTGTAACCGGCATATGGACAGGCGGCGAGGTGTCGGACTTTACCGTCCCGGTCGGGTACTCGCTCTGGCTGGTACCTGTAACGTGGTCGGGGGCGGTGGATAATGTTTTTGTCGACGGGTGGGCTACTTATGACTAGGATACTGGCGGGACTGCTACTGCTCATATCAACAACCGCATGGGGCGCGGTTAGCTCCGGCACGTTTACCATCGGCCCGGGACAGGACTACGCCACCATATCCGCGTTTGAGGCGGGGCTGGCGTCCGAGTTGACCGGCTGGGTTACCGGCGTGATAAACGTTGCTTACAACGACACAACCGCCGTTACATGGGCGGGAGTCACAACTTCGGCGGAGGCGGGCATATACCTCACGGTTTCGGCAGAGCAAAGACACGCAGGGCATTGGGACGCGGCGAAGGCCAGTTGGACGGTAACCAATGCTACACTTAACAGCATTTCGGGGGCTGATTTTATCGTGATAGACGGTCTACAGCTGCATGTTAGAGGTAATGGGTCTGATGCGTGTTTCGCTGTAACTATATCGACGAATTTTACGGGTCTTGTGATACGCAATAATTTAATGCGGGGCAACGGCAGCACCGGACAATATAATCGTGGCGCACGGCTGAACGGTGGCGGCGGCAACAGGGTATACAACAACATTATATCCGGTTTTAACCAGAGCTCCAACGTGTGCATCGACTGCGACAGCAACGTCGCCGGAATAAAATCATACGTGTACAACAATACGATATCATCCGACTGCTACGCCGGAATCTGGGACTCGGCCTTCAACCCGGTAATGGTAATAAAAAACAACATTGTAGTTAACTGCTCGTACGACGGATATTATACGTCCGGCGGCTGGGGCGAGGGGTCGGACTACAACGTGTCCTACAAAGCCGATGACCTGCCAATCGTTTCGCAGACCCACTCGTCGAACACCGTGACGGTAAGCTTTGTCAACACGGATGAATTTGATTTCAGGCTCACGGAAACAAACCCCTGCGTAATTGACCTGGGCACAGACCTATCGGGCGACAGCTACGCGCCGATCACTACCGACATTGCCGGTAATACCCGGGGCCCCGCCTGGGACATCGGCGCGTTTGAGTACGAGTCCGGCGAGCCGCCCGCGCCCGCCCCGGCCGAGCAGTGGATACCGCAGATGATGCTGCGCAGAGGAGAGAGACGATGAGGTTATTGCTATTGTTTCCGCTATTGTTGCTGTGCGCGAGGGTACATGCCGTTACTCTAAACGTTCAGGATAATTATCAATTTATATATACCGTTTCAAACTCAACCGGCAGTTATGTCTCCGGTCAGACAGTGGCATTGAAAATCAAGAAGGTATCAACAGGATATTGGTACGATTTCAGCGACAGTACTTTTAAAGCCACTGGCTGGACAAACAAGACAACGAACCTGACCGAGGATAGCACAAACGAATACTATTACTACACATTCAATCCGCCCGCGAGCGAGACTGCGGCCGAGCAATATCTTTTCGTTATAGACAACGTCTCGGCAACTTATGGGGACCATCAAACCGAAACCGTATCATATCAAAACATAATCGATGACCCGGACACGATCTCAGCTGCTGTCTGGGATATCGGTACTTCCACTCACAATGTTACCGGCACGATGGGATCGAAGCTGAACGCGGCGGCATCGGCCGGAGATCCCTGGAGTACTGATATCAGTACTACAGCGTACTCGGGGACAAGCTCGGCAGGCCGTAAAATGCATGAGACCTGGCGCGAAAGGTTGCGGAGATAACCATGGATAAGTTTATACAAGTAAACGTTTTGTCGTGGATACGCGAGCATATAGCTGGCAGCGCGGCCGGAGAGACCGTAACAATCAAGATCCGCAGAGACTCGGACGGATACTGGTGGAACTTCTCGACGCTTGCCTTTGCCAGCGCGGCCGCATCCGGGTCGATGACGTTTGACGCTGACGGCGTATGGAAGGCGAGCTTCACGCCGCCGGCAGAAGGAACGTTCTCTGTGTGGATAGGGTATGGCGAGTCAATCCTGTTCCATACGCTCCAGGCCGTGGGAATCCCCGAGCCAGCCGCGTACACCGGCACAGGGCTTGTTACGGAGGCCGAGCTCGAATCTTTCCTGGAGACATCGATCGATTCAACGCTGGCTGCCACACTTATCAATTCCGCGACTGACTTCCTGCAGCGCGCTTGTTGCAGGATATTTCGTGAGGCCACATTTACGAACGAATATATAAGCGGCCACGGTTCGTCATCGATATGGCTCAAGAACTATCCGATCAGCTCAATAACATCCCTGACATATTACGATCGCTACAGCGCGGCCGATATCCAGACGCTTGTTGAAGATAGGGACTTTTACCTTGATCCTGACACGGGCCGGCTTGAGTGCGCGAGCGGGTGCTGGTCCCGGGGTATGCGTAACATCCGGTGCACGTACGTGGGCGGGTATGCGACTATCCCTGAAGACTTAAAGGTGCTCTGCGAGCAGCTCATATCGTATCGGATAAACAAGAAAAGCGTGCAGGGCATAGATAGCCAGGGCATCGGTAAATACAACGTCATGTATGTCAATTCCACGTACGGCGAATTGCCGCCCGAGATCAAGGCCGGTATTCAGCGGTTCACAAGGGTGGTTTTCTAATGATACCTCCGACACTGTTAAGACATACCTGTACGTTCGAACAGCGCGTCGAAGGTGCGCGGTCTGGTACCGGGCAAGTGAACTACACATACATCACAGCCCAGGCGGATGTGCGCTGCAGGCTGGATGACGCGGGCGGACGTGAATACCTGACTAGCTCAGGGAAATACGTTAAAGCTGACTATACCCTGTTCGTGAATTACAGAGACGTCCAGGTCGCGCTTAGTGAAAAGGATTTTCGTGTTGTAGTGGATTCGAAGTATTACAACATTCTTTTTATATCTGATGCCGGCGGGGCTGGGCATCATTACGAGATCGCGCTCGAGAGGGTATTCTGATGTCTGTCAAGGCCTCCTGGAATGGCGACAAGGCAAAGAAAAGCATACACGCCGCATCAATAGACGCTGCGCAGAAGGTGCTCCTCTATGCCGAAGGCCAGGCTAAGAAGGACTGCCCGGTCGATACGGGCCGGCTGAGGTCGAGCATAACTCATGGCATTACCGATATTAAAGGCGACGTTATTATAGGCCAGGTGGGTACGAACGTCGAGTACGCGGAACATGTGGAGTTCGGAACGTCAAAGATGCAGGCTCAGCCATATCTGCGGCCCGCGGTTGATAAGGCGCTGAACAAGGCGCCGGCTATATTCGAAGCCGAACTTAAAAAGGTTTTATGATCGAAACGTCTTTGTATGCATATCTCGCAGCGTATGCCGGCCTGGCCGCCCTGGTAAGCGACAGGATCTATCCTGTAATCGCGCCCCAGGGATCAACAAAGCCTTGTCTTGTTTATACCAAGATAGGCAACGACCGCAAACACTCCATGCAGGGATATAGCGGCCTGCAGGAAACCCGCATACAGATCAGCTGCTTTGCTGAGCTTTACGAGACTGTGGGCGCGGTTGTAGGTGCAAAGGACGTCGCGGCCCAGGTTGTGGCAGCCATGGAGGCCTGGGAAGGTTCTGCGGGCATCCAGGCCGTGTTCCCTGCAGGAGAACGCGACATGTATGAACCCGATACGGAGCTATATCATATACCGCTGGATTTCATTATCTGGCACTCGGTATAGAAATTCAAACAGAGGAGGTTTCAAATGTCAGACGCGCTAAATGGTAAAGGAACGATTCTCAAGTACGCGGCAGGGACAGAAGTCGGAGAGCTCACGGGTATCACGGGCCCGTCAATGAGCGGCGAGACCATTGACGTATCGAACCATGAGTCAGCCGACGGCTTCCGCGAGTTTATCAGCGGGATGAAAGACGGCGGCGAGATATCAATGGAGGGTAACTTTATCGAGGGCGATGCCGGCCAGGCCGCGCTGCTTGCCAGCCTCATCTCCGGAGCAGTCGAAAGTTTTGTTGTCTTGTTCACCGACGGGGCGCAGTTCGCGGTAAGCGGTATTGTCACGGCGTTCGAACCCGACGCGCCTTTTGATGGCAAGATCAGCTTCTCTGCGACCATAAAGGTTACGGGCAAGCCGGCCTTCACGGCCGCAACCACGCTCCGTACCGTAACGTTCACGGTTACGGCAACCGCCGGAGGAGCAGCAATACCCGATGCGACAATAGTATTCGACGAACAGACCAAGACAACCAACGCATCAGGCGTCGCAGTATTCAGCAACGTCGTGGAAGGCACGAAGAGTTACGGCATAACAGCTACCGGCTTTGTAGGCGAGGCCGCGCCGGTCGTTGTCAATGGAGATGAAGCGGTGGCAGTAGATCTCGCAGCTGCTTAATGGTTTGAATAATGATCCTGCCTGTGTGTTGAGAATATGCAATATGCAGGCAGGATAAATCCGGGAGGTTACAACAATGGGAGCGATGGCAAGGAAAATAACAATTCAATTGGACAAACCTAGGACACTCTTGTTTAACATGAACTCCATGATCGCGTTTAGAACGGCGACGGGACAGAGTTATATGGAGTTTTCTAGAAGGGCACACAGGCGTAATTTTGCATATGCTTGCAAAGAGGCTCCGGAGAAACGCAAGGCTGCGCTGGAAGCTGGTGATTACAAGCTGGCTGAAGAACTAGCAAAGATGCCGCCACCGAATGAAGATGATTTGAAACTGCCTGAGCTCGAGATGGAAGAAATACGAGCAATGTTATGGTGTCTGTTAATCCATGAAGACAAATCATTAACGCTCGAGGATGTAGGTGCTTTAATTACGTTCGATAATTTGACCGATATTTGCAACGCAATGGTTGAAGCCCAAACCGTTAACAGTCCTGAGTCAAAAAAAGGTGAAAGCAAGGACTCCTCCCATTTAACAGACGCGCCCCAAGCATGACAGAGTGGGACTTGTGGGCGCTTTGTATTTATGATCTAGGCCTTACAGAGGAACAGTTTCTGCAATTAACCTTCAAGGAAATAGATGTTCTTTGTGAAAGAAAAAAACTTGATGATCGCAGAACCGAATATCATGCCGCACTCATTACCTGCATGATATATAACGTCAATAGGCGTAAAGGTAAAAGAGCGTTGACGCCGAAAGATTTTATGAGCCACGAACGTGCCCCAAGTATGACAGACGCAGAGATGAAAGCAAAGGCCAGGCAGATCGCCCAGGCTTATAGCATGTTAGACAGTAAGGCTGGAGGAAAGAAATGTCGGAAGGGCAAGTAGGCAAACTTTGGGTTGAGCTCGAACTGCAGGCCGGCAAGTTCATGGTCAACATGGACGCGGCCGAAGAACGGTTTGAAAAGACCAAGGAAGCCGCAGAGAAGATCGGCAAGACGATCGAGAAGGTCGGCGCCGTCATGTCTGCGTTCGGGGCTGTAGTAGTAGGGTCCATGGCGTTCGCAACCAAGTCCTTCGCGAATACCGGTGACGCACTGGACGAGATGTCGCAGCGTACGGGCATGACCACAAAGTCCCTGCAGGAGCTCGGGTACATAGCGAGTTTATCCGGTGGATCCATAGCTGAGGTAGAAGTCGGTGTCAAACGCATGGCCAGCGTCATTACGGACGCGCGCAATGGCGTTACCGGGGCCACGGATGCTATACATGATTTAGGGCTCAAGGTATCTGACCTGGCAAACCTTTCGCCCGACGAGCAGTTCGACAAAATAGCAGTCGCCTTGTCCGGGATCGAGAATCCCACACAGCGGGCAGCGCTCGCCATTGATCTGTTCGGCCGGTCTGGTACCGCCATGCTTCCTATGCTCTCCGGAGGCGAAGAGGGTATCAAGAAACTGCGAGAGCAGGCGAATCTATATGCGGGAGTGATGAGCAAGGACGCGGTCGATGCTGCTGTTCAGTTCTCTGACAAGATGGACAACCTTACTGCGTCGCTTAAATCGCTCTGGAACGAAATCGGGCAGAAC